TGTTAAGGTTTTGTACTTCTACATAAATACCTTTACTTAAAAGGTCTTTTATTGCAGTTTCTTTATCTGTGTATTTTAATTTATATATGTACATATTAAATAGTTGTTAGTTCGGTTAATTCAGCATTTGTTAAACGTGTTGGGAAAAGTGATACTGTATTATAATTTCCAATACCAAAATTTGCAGGTAAATTATTGCTATTTAAAAACAAAGCAGATAATCCATTTGCTATAGAAATTGAAGAACTTGTAAATGTTTCTATTCCATTAATGTAAAAAGAAAAATCTCCACTTTTATATGCAAGTGCAATTTTTATATTTATATTTCTATTATCTCCATCTTTTAAAGTATTAAGAGAACCTGAAGGCAAAGAATAAAGCGTTATATTTCCTGATGTATTAAAACCTATAACGTAAGCCCCAAGAGTAACATTGCTATTATTGTACAATAAAAAAATATCTGCATTTTCGTTATTTGTGTTTATTTTACAATTTAAAAAAATAGTACCCTCTGTTTGTCCTATCAAACTACTTATCCCTGTTTTACTAATTACATCTGCGTTGCGTGTTACACTTGCTGAAGTTGTAGGAATGTATGAAGTAGCGTAAGAACCTTCTTCTAATTGAGCACCATATATAATTATACCTTTACTCGAATCTCCTAAATATGATTGAAATGCAGTAGAGGTTGAGCTTGTTATTAAACTATAATTTAATCTTTCAGATATTGTATTACCACAAGTAAAAGAAAATGTTAATCTATAAAACCCATTTGCAGCAGCAGTAATAGTAGAAGTACCACCTGACACACTACCTAAAGTACCATTAGATAAATTAAAGTTAGCATATATATTACTTGCACCACTACCTAAAGCATAACCTGCTATTTGTAAAAGTCCTCTACCACTTGTATTATTTTTAGCATAAATACTAATAGTATAAGAAGTGCCACTAACAAAACTAATTAAATTACTACTTGCTACGTTGTGAGTGCTTGTAGTTGCTAATTCAAAAAGTATATCTGCGTTTGTATTTCCGTCAGGTGAAATTATTGTATTTGCAGTTACTGTAGATTGTCCTTTTAACCAAGTTACATTATCAAATTGTTCAGAATATAAAGCTAAATTCGTTCTTTGTGGCTCAACTAAAATACTTGGACAGCTTCCATTCGTATAATCTAAACGTGGAACGTTACTCGCTACGCTTGAAATCAATCCACTTGAATTAACTCTTGTAGCTGTTGTTGCTCTTGTAACCGATAAATCGCCACTTCCATCAGTTGGTTTTATAGCATATAACTTCGATGCTTTTGTTCCGTTTGGCGTAATGCACAAACTTGCACTTTCAAATAAACTCATATTATATATTTTCTATATTATTAATTAAACATTGTTTTGCTTCAAACGTTCCACTATCGGTAGTAATTCTTGCAATAAAATTTACAACTGCTTCAACTTCGTTTCCTACAATTTCAGTTTCACCTGACCAACTTACTGAATAAGCAGAACCCCAACTTATATCATTACTAACAGCACCTTGACCCCAATAAATATTATTGTTGTTTACGCCTTGCCCCCAATCTATATTATTTGCCATATTTACTTAAAAATAGTTCTAATTTCTTTTTGTTTTCTTCTTTAGGCTTTTGATAATTGCCTACTTTTTTTCTTGTTTTTTTAGAGCACCCACGAACCATAAAAATTGTCTGTATCAGGGTACATATCCCCATTTGAGTTACTATTATATTCAGGAAAATCTTGATTATTAAAACACATAAAATCTATGAATCTTTGCGTATAGTGTTGAGCAATATCACGTTCCTTTTCAACCAAGAAATCAATTTCGTTTTTTTCTACACTTGTAGCGTTTTCAGAAGTATGTTTAAATACTCCTTTGTTAGCTATTGTATAAGCAGCAAATGGTAAATATTGAACCATAGCAAAATGAATCAACATCGGTTTAATGTATTCAGTAAGTAAGTTTTTGTACTTTAAATTAGCGTTTAAACTAATATCACCACTTAAAATTAATGTTTGAAACTTATTGTATAAATCAGTTCCTAAATAGTTTTGAATAGTTATATCCTGTGCTATTTTTATATATTGAATAAAATCATCTACATCTAAATTTCCGTTTAGTATAGTGAATCTTTTTACATCTTCTGTACTTATTAGTAATGCGTAAGCCATTTGTTAATTGTTTTTAGGTAAAAATCCTTTGTTTGGCATATCTATCGGTCTTTGTGAAACTAAAGCAGCATTCTTGATTGTATATCCATACGCTTCAGCTTTTGCACCTGCTATTATTTTTGCTTTAGGTGAATTAACATCAATGTTAACGCCTTCAAAACTTGCATAAACTTGCTTATTCCAACGATGGTGACACGCTCCACCGCCTTTATATAACCATATTGAATAGGTATCAGCACCACGTGGACCCCAACCTTTATTAACCGCTTGTTCAGACATTCTTATAATATCTTCTTTACGATAAATTTTATTTGCTTCTGTCATTTTTTTGCAAAACAAACGAGTGTTATCAGAATTTTCACCTGCATAAACATAGCGAGTTATAAAACGAATACCATCAATGTTTTCATCTTGTTCACTTTTAGCGTTTGGTCTTGCAGTTCCTGTACTTACAAAATTGTAAACTTTAGATAGTAAACTTTGTTTTGGTTCTTTATTTAATAATTCGTTTTCAGCATCATCGTTATCGTAGTCAACTTCGCTTTCGTCAATTAATAACCAATTTTCATTTTGAAATTCACCCAAGTCAATTAGACTTTGTGCAACCTCATCATCTAAAGAATCATCGGCAGAACAACAAACCTTGTCAGAAGACATTTTAACGCCTGTTTCCTCTTCGTTTGTTTCTGCGTTCATAGTATTTACGTCTATAAAATCAAGTGGCTGTATCGTCTTAAAATATAGGTTTAAAGCGATTCCGTTTATAGCTAATATTTCATCAATAGCTTCAATGATTTCTAATTGATATGGTCTAATAACTATATTGTCAAATAAACGTGTAGCAGTTTCTATTTCATCAGCGTTGTTACCTAAACCGCCACCTGATTCACGAATACCTAAAAGCATTGGACTTGTAACTCTATGGCCTACGATTAATTTTTCAAAACATTCAGTGCTTAAATACTCGTAATGAGCAGGAGCATCGTTTAAAGGAATATCATCAACTGTTGTTTTGTTTTCAGCACTTGCATTAAAAGACACAATAACCTTGTCACCACGTGAACCTGTTAATTTACGTTTAACATCGTTTGCAACTTCTTGACGTTTTTCTTCAGGTGGTATATTGTTATTAAAGTTTATAACTTTAGTTCCACTAAAACCATTCATTACATCGTTAATCAAATAGTCAGAAATTTCTTGTTCTAACATTGCATAAGGTAAAGCACCTGAATAATCTATCGGAGTGTAATAATGATAACCTGAAATATAAGGTTTAATAACATATATTTCAACTTCTTTTCCGTTACCAAAACCAAAAGCAGGGATTCTTAATAATTTGTCGCCCTTTCTGTAATTTGCCCAATCGTGATGATAAAACCAAGCTTCAATTTCGCCTTTGTCATTACATTTTTCAGCACGTAAAGTATGAATAGGAAAATGCTCAACAGATTTAACTTTTCCGTTTAAGTAAATAACTTGCATTGAAGCCATACCTAAAAGTTTACGTTCCAAAGAAACTTTACGCAAACAATCTTTTTTTACAATAGACATCATTTGTGCATACTCGTTTGGCTTTCTATTTGAATCGGTAGCATCAAGACCTTTACCATAAACCATATTAGCAATACCTGTTATAATAGCGTGATTTGTATTTGAATATAAAAACCTATCTATTAAGTATTGAAAATAGTTGTTATCTTCTCCGTATTCAACAAAATCTTTATTTTTAGATTCAGTTATCGTTGGAGAATTATAAGCACTTAAACTTAAAATGTGTACGTTATTCATAAATTATGTATTCGTTATCAGAAGTTCTTTGTGTGTAAACATTATTGTTTATACTAAATTCTTCAATTATTTGATTTGTGCAAAATATTTTATCTTTATAAACTACATCTGTACCATTTAAAATTGTTAAAGTGTAGAATTTATTTTGTTTTATCGGAAAAACCAAATTAGTAACTGCGTAATATTTATCAATCGAAAATACGCATTCAATAGTTTCTTCTGTATTAGCTTCTTCATCTCTTAAAACAATAGCATCAGCTTCTAAACCATCTATTGTGGCGTATAAGTTTTGTGCTGCTTCTTGTTCTTTTAAAATTATCATTGTTTTTATTTAAAAATAAACAATCTTTGTTTTTGTATAAATAAAAAAAGGGTAGCTTTTACACTACCCAATTTTCAACTATTTATTAATTTAATTAAGAACCAACTACAACAGTGAATCCTGCAGCAGTTAACGTATCACCAATAAAGTTAGCAGGAACTTGTTCCATTCCTGTTAAAGTTAAAGTGTAACCACTTAAATCACCGAAAGCACCACCTGTTACAATAGTACCACCTGTAACATCCATTCCGTGGTCTAATCCTGCTAAAAAGAAGTTTCCGTTGTTATCTTCTACGATAACATTTGGTCTTCCGTAAGCCATTAATTTCAATTCTTTGTGGTCTTTAACAGTTAATTTCTTAAATGTTAATTCCAATACTTGCTCGAAAAATGTTGTTCCATTTTCGCGTGAGCTGTTTACATTTTGTGTAAATGTAGAAGCACCTTTTAAATCGTATTTATAAGCTGTTGGAGTACCTGCTACTGCATCAATTACGTCTGTATTTGTTGCATCGTAAGTTACGCCTGTCATATCTCCATAGTTTACGAAATAAACCGCTTTCAATCCACCTACTGAATCTTTGCAAGGTTCGATTCTACCAAATCCTAAGTCACAAGCCATTTGTTTATATTTTTATATGTTATTAAAAAAAAAGGTGGTGTTTATTGCACCACCCTTTATAATTGGTTATTCAAAAAATTATGCAGGAGTGTAAAGAACGATATCAGAACCGATTCCGTATTGTACACCTGCTGTAAATCTCATAACGATTCTTACATTTTGACTTCCGTCGATGTCAGCCATATCAATAACTTTCACTTCATTGTGGTCAGCTAATAAACCTGTACCGAAGTATAAGTTAGATTTTTGAGCAGCCATCATATAGTTATCAGCTAATCCGTTAGCAACAAATATTTTAACTCCGTCAAAAGTTAAACTTCCGTTGTTAAACCACTGAGTACCCATTGCATTAGTACCATTAGCACCTAAACCTGATGCAGCAAATCCGCCTAAAGCACGAACGTAAGCACGAGCAACGTTTTGAGATACATAAAGATATAAATCTTCTTGTCCGTATAATGCAGAAGGGATAGCATCAATAACAGAACCCATTTCAGCAATAACGTTTGCAGCAGTGATAGCTTCACCTGCTACGTCGATAACAGTTGCATCAGCAGTAGCTAAAGTAACTAAACCATCAAATTGACCTGCAGTTGCGTTAACACCTCTCCAAATAGATACTTCATTGTTTTGAGCAGCTTTAGCAGCAACGTGTGCTAATAAGAAATCTTGAAAAGATGGAGGTAATGTATCAAATGCAGAATATCCCATTTGAATCGCTTCCCAATCTGATTTGAAATCTTTCTTACAAAGTTGTAAATTGATTTGGAATTCTTCAGGTTGTAAAATTCTTTCAGTTAAAGTAACTGTAGAAGTTGCATCGAAATCACAAGTAGCATTTTTAACTAAATCGTTAGTTGCTAATTTTTTGATAACTTCTTTATACTTTACGTTTGGTTTTACTTCAATACCACCGTTTTCGATAGTAGTTGCAGAAAGTAATGCAGCAGAAATATATTTTCCTGCAAATTCACCTGCATAAGTAGTTGTAATAGAGGTTGTAGTCGCCATTTTTAATTATTTAAAGTTTGAAATTTTGTTTAATACAGAATCAAAAGTTGTTTTAGTTCTGTTTTGTGAAAAAAGATTTACATCTCTTTTAGCAGTAGCTTCAGGGTTGTGAGTTAATGGTTCAGCAGATAATTCTACTGTTTCAACTGCAACTTCTGTTTTAGCTAATTTTAATTCTTCGATTTCTTTTTTCAAAGATTCGATTTCAGCAAAGAACATTTCTTTAGTAACTGATTCAATTACTCTTTTAGGTTCTTTAACTTCGGCCATTTCTTGCTCTACTTCAACTTCCACTTCTGCTTCAGGAGTTTCCTCTTCAACAACAGCTTCTTTGATTTCAGCAATAATTCCTTCTTCGGCTACGATTAAAATCATACCATCTTCTAACTTATATTCTCCAACAGGTAAAGCAATTCTATCTTCTTCGTTTACGATGAAAACACTTGCACCTGCTTCAAATACTTCAGCTTCGATAATAGTACCATTTTCTAAAGCCATTTGAGCAAGTTTTACTTCCATTCCCAATAAGGTTTTAATTTGGTTAATTA